GCTGGTCGTCAGCACCTGCGAGGTCAGAGCAAGGTTGACCAGTGCGGACGGACTACCGCCGGTGCCGAAGTTCTGTCGGATCGACACACCCACGACACGTCCGGCGACGCTGCTCGCACCGAGGTAGGACAGAGTGACCTGCTGTCCAGCCAGGGTGCGCACGTCCTCGATCCGCTGCGTGGTCAGGCAGTAGTCGGCCGCCGCGCTGCACGGGGTGGTCATCTGCGCGCTGAGATAGAACCGCCACGGCTGGAACGTGGTGCCCAGTGCGGCCTGCACCGACTGCAACACAGCACCGTTGGCGTAGCCGACCCAACCGTCCAGGCCGTAGACCACGCCAGCCTGAGCAATAGGCCCGGCACCACGCTGCGCCACGGAGAAGTCACCGTTGCGGATCACGTTCCGGTTAGAACGAGGAACCAGCAGCAACTCGACCCGCTCCGCCAATGCCTTGATGGCGTTGTCGCCGTCCCGCGCCAGGTCCGAACCCACCGGGTAGGGCAGCGCGAAGACCGGGGTGGCTGCACCCATCAGGCACCCCACTGGTCCCAGGTCGTACCGGCCGAGATCGAGTCCCATGTCTCCGCCAGCAGGCGGGCATCCCACGCCCCGGTGTCACCGTGCCAGTCGAACTCGACACCGCCCACCGTCATGGTCAGCGCACCGGCAGCCGAGGCATGGCCGACCATCATGTCCCCGGCCTCCAGCACCTGGTTGATGTCGACCGACAGCGCGCCCTTCGGGGCCACGTCCACGTCGTGCACCAGCCGGTTGTCCAGCCCACTGACCCCGCCCCGGGGCACCAGCCCGACGAACACCGACACGATCCCCGGGTCCGCGTTGGCCACCGCGACCTGCTGGACGACCGCCATCTTCCCGGTCGGCACCGTGTAGGCCACCGCAGGTGACGCGGTCAGCACCGCCTGACCCATCGTGATCGGCCGGTAGACGGCGTTCCGGTTGACGGGCATCAGAACCCGCCCATCGCTGTCACCGGCTCCCAACCGCGCACCCCGGTACCGGACACCGGCACCCACGCCACACCGTTCCAGACGTAGAGGGTGTCGTCGTCGGTGTCCAGCCAGGTCCAGCCGTTCGCCGGAGCCGGGGGCGGGTCGGGCTGCACGTAGATCGGCTGGCCCGGCACACCCTGCGGTCCCGTCGGACCGGCCGGGCCAGTCGAACCCTGCGGCCCGGTGTTACCCGTCGGCCCCGTCGGACCCGTCGGACCCTGGTTGCCGATCGGACCCTGCGAACCCGTCGCACCCGTCGGCCCCTGCGCACCCGTCGGCCCGGCCGGGCCGGTCAGACCGATCGGACCCTGCGGACCGGGCGGCCCCGTCGGCCCGGCAGCACCAGTGCCGGTCGCACCCCACGCCGTGTAGACCCGGATGCCGCCCTGGGTGCGGAACGTCCGGACCTGCGCCGCACCCGGCACACCACCGGTCTGCTCCGTCAGGATCTGGTAGCCGGTGCCGTCTGAGTTGGAGATGGTCTGACCCATCCACGCCTTCGCCGCGTTCGGCGAGTTCAGCGAGTTCGCCGCCGACCACCACAGCCCGTTGCGCGCGGCCGAGTCACTGTTCCAGTTGGAGGTCTCCACCGCGTACGGCGCGTACCCCGGACCCAGCAGATCGGCCGCCGACCGGATCGACGGCCGCCGCTCCTCGTGCAGGACCCGCTTCTCCAGGCCGCGCATCCAGTCGTTCGCGTCGATGTCGATAGCCCAGTTGTTCTGGCCTCCGATGGTGTCCACCTCCTCCGCGTTCGCAGTGTGTCAGGTTTAGTGACTAAACCCTCAGCCCTCCGTGCTGTCCCCGGCGTCCGGGTCCCGGCCGCCGTCGGGTGCCGGGCTCATCACCACCTGCACCTGCTCGCCGTGCTCCCCGTAGGCCACGGTCACCGAGTCCAACTTCTGCCACTGCGCGACCTCCCGGCAGGTCCCCATCGACCGCAGCGGAATCCACACCCCCGGCACCAGTTGCTCGAAGCCGACCCCGACGTTCGGGTTCAGCGTCGAGTTGTCCGGTATCCGCACCACGATCGGGGTAGGCCAGCGGCCCGCGATGTTGCGCACCGCCTGCGATTCCAGGTTCGCCACCAGCGCCTGCCGGGCGTCCGGGGTCAGCGCCTCATCCGACGCGGCGGACGCCTCGTCGTAGGCCGACGCCAGCATCTCCACCGGCCCGTAGTAGGCAGCCGGTGACGGCTCACCGAACGGGCGGGCCGCACCCCAGATACCGGACCCGTTGGTGACGGCACCGTAGTTGCACAACTGCATCCCGTACTCGGTGACCACCGGCGGGTTGTTGAAGTCACCGTCCCGCATCTCCGGCAGCCGACCGATCGGCCGGTGGGTGTCCCACAGGATGATGCGGCGACCCACCACCGTGTAGTCCAGACCGGCGGTAGCGGCCATGTCGTCGATCTGCTCCCACGCCGTCTGCGAGTAGTCCACGATCACCCGAGACTGCCGCGCGTCGTCGCTGTGCGAGAGCGTCGTCAGGTACGGCAGCACGTTCGGGTCCCACGGTGCCAGCGCGTTGACCGCGATCCTGGTGGCCCGGTCGACCACCGTGTTCAGACCCAACTGGATGCCGCCGGAGGTGACCGGCTGGTAGGTGTTCGGGTCGACCATCTGGAACGAGTCGTTGAAGCCCTGCCGCATGATGCGCCGGTACAGGTAGGCCATCACGTCCTTGGCCTCGATCTCCACCGAGTCCGACATGTAGGCGATGCGGGTGATCGGCCCCTCCCAGACCCGGGCACCGTCCCGGAACACCACCAGTTCGTGCGCCCATGACCGGAGGTCCCGGTACATCGCGCAGCAGTCCGCACCGAACCCGTTGGTGTCGATCAGGCAGGTGGAGATGTCGTCCCGCTTGCGGGAGAAGGTGAGCGCGGTCAGCGGCTCGATCTCGCCGCGCGGTGTCCGGCCGCCCTGGTCGTAGATGAACACCCGGTAGGTGCCGCAGCCGAGGCTGCCCTGGATCACCGGGTTGGACACCACCGGCCGGTCGGTGACCTCGCTGCCCGGCTCGACGATCGACCAGAACGTTCCCGACGCTGACCAGTCGGACTGCACCCCGGAGCCCACGTCGTAGGTGCGGGCCTGCCACTCGTAGTGGTAGCCCGGCTGGAACGTCTCCGTCGGGAAAGCCCAGAACTGGCTGGCCCCCGGGATGCCCGGCGCGTTCGCCCCGGTCCGGATGATCCACGAGTTGTCGTCCTGCCCGACCAGCCGGTACCGCACATCGGCCCGCCGCTGGGTGTCGCCCGGGTCGTAGTCGATGAACCGCCAGTACAGCGTGACCGTGTCGGTCACGTCGACGGCGATGTCTCCCACCGGTGCGATCGGCGTCGGAGGCGAGGTGGCCCCGATCGCGTAGAACGAGTTGGAGAACGAGAACGGGCTCCAGCGGCCTTCCAGGTCCCGGGTCCGAACCATCCAGTCGTAGTAGGTGCTGCCCTTGAAGGTGCCCGGCGGTGCGGTCCATGACGTGGCCGCAGCCTGACCGGACACCGACACCCACGCGCCGGTGCCTTGCGCGAGGGTGGCCGCGCTGCGGTACTGCACCTCCCAGCCGGACTGGGCGTCACCAGCATCCGGGTCCGCGAACGTCCAGGAGAACCCGATCGGCGACAGCGCCGACAGGTTCGCGTTCTCCACCGGGGACACCAGCGTCGACATCGTCGGACCACGGTTGGTCCAGAAGTTGATGCTGTTGAACTCCTCCGAGTACAGCCCCCGGCTGTCCTGGGCGTAGAGCCGCGCGTAGTAGAGGGTGTCCTGGGCCAGCCCGGTGATGTTGTACCAGGCGACCTGGTCGTTCCCGACGTACTCCGAGTACAGGTCGATGTAGGTGGAGAAGTTCTTCTCGGTGGTGAGCCGGACCAGCATCCGGATCAGGTCTTCGGGGTTCGCGTCGGTCAACTTCGCCTTGACCGTCACCGCGCCGGTCGACCTGGTGGCGACCTCGTCGGTGGCTTCCACGTCCCGCCCGTCCGGCATCGAGACGGTGACCTCGGTCGGCGGGTTCGGGTTCTCGTTGGTCGGCGGCGGGTCACCCCAGTGGAACTCGACAGCACCACCGGAGGACGAGCCGGTGCCGCGCTCGCTGACCGCAGCGGTCAGGCCGCCGGTGTAGTTGGCACCGCCACCGCCGCCGCCACCCGGGTGGGTGTTCTGGAGCGAGGCCTGCCCGCCACCGCCGGAGTGGTAGCCGCCGCCACCGCCACCGCCGCCGTGGGACTGGCCGGACCCGATGGAGCCGCCTTCGCCGCCCGGCTGGAGGATGCCGCTGCCGGGGGTCCGGGTGCCAGCGGCGTGGCCACCGCCGTACCCGGCGTAGTTGGCCCCGGCGGTCGAGGTGCCGCCGTGGCCGCCCAGGCTCTGGGTTCCGCCGGTGGCGTTGGTGACCTTCTTGTTGCCGACCGCCGCCTCATCACCGGTCGCACCGGTGGGGCCACCGCCCTGGCCACCCTTGCCGCTGTCGCCGGACTGGCCACCCGCACCACCGGCGACCGCTTTCAGCGAGCCCGACGTGGACGACAGCCGGACGGTGGTCGCACCGCCACCGGAGTCGCCGCCTGAACCGTTGCGGCCACGCCCACCGGCACCGCCGCCACCGAAGGTCGGCACACCCGGGTTGGCGGCGCTGTTCGCCTTGCCCGGTGCGCCACAGCCGACGTAGATGATCTGGTACTGGGTGACCGCCAGGTAGCCCTCGACGTGCCCACCGCGTCGGCCACCGGACCCGGCACCGTCCAGTTTGACGAGAACCTTGGTGACGTTCTCGGGGACTGTCCAGGTCTGCCAGCCGCCGGTGAAGGCGTAACTCTCAGAGGGCATCAGGAAGCCCGTGAGTACAGCGACATGTCCACGATCGGCGGCTGCTGGGTCTGCGGCAGGTCGAGCGTGACGATGTAGCCGACCCCGCAGGACAGTTCCGGCCACTCGAACGGCGTGCCGTCCGAGCCGAACACCAGGCTGTCGGCCCGGCGCTTACCGCCACCGGGTGTCTGCAAGTAGACGGCCCGGTCGGACCCGTCGAACACCAGGGTGGAGTTGGCCGGGATGTAGGAGAACACGATGTCGCCGCAGAAGTTGCACGGGTCGGTGGCCGGGTCGCCGCCGCCGAGCACGTCGGAGTAGAACCGCAGGCGCAGGCTGCGCACCTCGTACGTTGGTGCCCGGATCTGGAGGAACGGCACCACCTCGCCCCAGGTGGGGACGGAGGATTCGGGGATGACGAACTGCCGCCTGATGTAGTTGACCGGGAAGTCGAAGCAGGTGATGTCCACGCTGGGCACCCCGGGCGGTGGGATGACGAACGGGCAGGCCGGGTCGTAGACCGGCTGGTACTCCACGACCGGGCAGGCCACCTCGGTCTGCACGTAGCCGTCCGCGTCGAACATGCCGCCGTCGGGCACGATCCCGTCGACGTAGGGCACGTTGACGGTGGGGTCCATGAAGCCCTGGATCAGCGGCGTCTCCTGGCCCCACTCGTACGGGTTCCCGGCGACCGCCGTGAAGGCCACGATCCAGACGGCCCCGCCGTCGGCGGTGAACTTCTTCTCCTGGATGGTCGGCCCGATGGTGAACGTGACGTTCCGCAGGGTGCGCAGGAACTCGGTGTAGCAGTCGGTCAGGTCGTCGGGTGGGTTCCGCCCGGCCTGCACCACGTCGCCGTTCTCGTCGAACGTGTAGACGATCTCGGGCCGGTACTCGGTCATGTCCAGGTGCGGCTCGCAGCGCAGGTAGCACATGTCGTGGCCGGTGCACTCGTTCGGGGCCAGGCAGGGTCGCCCGCCGAGGGCTTCCCGCAGCCAGCGCATCCCGGCTTCCGCGCCGCACACGGTGCGCCCGATCAGCGCCACCTGGAACACCACCGTCTTGGTGCCCTTGCGGACCCGACCGACGACACCACCGTCGCCGGTGTTCTCGGTGACAGCCGCCGACCAGGTGGAGTCCTCGACGCCCTCGACGGACAGCGGGTACGCGCCGAGGAAGTCGTAGGTGTCGGGGTCCCGGTAGTCCGTCCACGGTGCGTCGTCCTGCAACGGGCTGGAGTAGTCGCGGTCACCGAGCAGCAGTTGCAGCGCCTCGTTCTTGTACGCCGCGCGGAACCAGCCGAGGCCGGAGTTCGCGGCGTACGCCTCGGTCCGGCTGGCGTTGATGACCTCGGTGCCGCCGTACTCGTAGTAACCGATCCAGGCCACCGCTGCTCCCTCCTCGTTTAGTGACTAAACACTCAGATGTAGGCGGCTGCCACCAGCCGGTTGACCGTCTCCCGGGCCACCGCCGCCGGGTCCTTCGTCGGGGTGATGATGGTCAGCCCGCCGACGTTGACCGAGCGACCGCCCGCCCCCGTCATCGGCACCGCCTTGCCCTGGGCGACCGCCGACAGTGCGCGGACCGCCGGGTCCACCTGGTTCAGTGGACGGTTCAGCGGGACGATCGCTTCCGGCCCCGCCTCGCCGACGAGGCGCACCTGCGGACCCCACACCAGGTCACCGGCCGCACCGGGCACACCGGGCAGGCTGGTGAACCACTTGGGTGGTGTGGGCCAGTTGATATGGATGCCGCCGATCGCCGACACGATCCTGGAGCCCAGGCCCTTGAACACCCCGATCAGTTCCGAGACCAGGTTCTCCGCCTTGCCGATGAGGGAACGCAGCCCGGCGATCAGGCTGTCCGCCAGCGCGGCCCCGCCCGCCCGCAACCTCCCCACCTGCGCTGTCACCTTGCCCGGCAGCGAAGCCAGCCAGGTCCCGGCCCTGGCGACCCCGTCGCGGATGCGCTGCCACATGTTCGAGGCGAACGTGGCGATGGCCGAACCGGCTGTCCTCAACGCGGGCAGCAGCGCCGTGAACCGGCCCGCCAGTCGGATCAGGTCGGCGATGGTGCCGAGGAACGGGATGGCACCGAGGATGCGGCCGAACGCGGTCGCCGCACCGCTGGCGACCCGGGCTATCACGGCGGTCGCTTGCAGCGCGATCACCAGGCCGCCGATGACCTTGTTGGCCAGTTCACGGTTCTGCGGGGTGTCCAGTGCGACGAACACCTTCGTGATGCCCTCGATCGCGCGGCCCAGGTTCTTGGCCATCTCGACGCCGTCGCCGATCCAGTTCCTGATCGCGTCCGGGTTCGCCTTGAGGTAGTCGATGAACGACTGCACGGAGGCGGTCATGGATTCGAGGATGGTGCCGCCACCCTTGCGGGCGTCCTCGTTGAACAGGATCAGGCCGAGGGCCTCGCCGACCTTGGTGAGCAGGTCCCACAGTTGCTGAGCCGACTGCCCGGCCCGCTCCATGAAATCCGCGATCTGCGTCTGCCCACCGACAGAAGTGGCCCAGTCGCCGAACTGCTGGGCAATACCGGCGAGCCAGCCCAGGAACTCCTGGGTGGCAGGCATAACACCTGCGATGATTCCGCCGATGCCACGGAACACGTCGAGGGCAATATCACCCATCGTCGTCAGGGCCTGCGGAATCGTGTCTCGCAAGCCGCTGATGAAGTCTTGGAACCCCTTGCTGTTCGCGGCCTCGGCAAATGTGCCGATCACGCCACCAAGCGCCGCCGACACATCCTTGATCAGCGGGGTCAGTTTCTCGAACGCCCCCGCGATGTCGTCGCCCGCACCCTTGATGCCTTCGACGATTCCGCCACGGGCCGCCTCTTGAAGATTGTGGAACTCGTCGATCGCCGGTTTCAGTGACTCTTTCAGCGACTTCTTCACGTCGTCGCTCATGCCCATGAACGCCAGCGCGACGGTACCCAAGCCGAGGGCGAGCGGAGCCATCAGCCCCACCAGGACGCCGAGTCCCGCGCCCAGCGCGAACGACACGGCAGCCCCGAGCGCCACGATGGCGGCGGCCACGCTGCTGATGAGCCCGGCGAGAGGACCGATGATCAGGTACATACCGGCGAGCGCTCCACCTAGGGCCAGCACGTTGCTGGTCAGTGGTTTCCAGACCTCGGCACCTACCGCCTGGAGTCCCTCGAAGCCGCCGCCCGCCCCGGAGAACACGCCTTTCAGTCGGTTGGCCTCGTCCGCCACACTGCCGATTCCCTCGGCTACTCTGGCGAACAGTTCGACCGGGGCCTGCACGAATCCCGCCATGAAGTTGACGAAGTTGTTCCGCGACCCCTTACCGAAAGCCTTGCCAATCTTGTTACCGGCAAGGTCGGCCTTGTTGCCAATCCGGGTGAACCAGTTCCCGACTGTCCCCTCGGACCCTTGCAAGTCTCTGGTGAACCGGCGGAAGAACGAGAAGGTATCCCTGTCTAGTTCTCGACCTAGGCCCGATAGTCCCGTCCTCATCTTCTGGAACGCCCCGCTGACGCGCTCGCTGTTGTGGACCATGTCGCGGAACACGTTCCCCATGACGGCGTCCGTCCTCGCCAGTTCGCGGCGGAAGTCGCGCTCCCAGTCCTCGTTCCCCTTTCGGATCGTGTTCTGCGCGCGAGTGATTTCGCCACCGATGTTCTTCAATCGGGTCTCGACCTGGCCGAGGTCACCGGAGCCCCGGACACCCTCCTCGATGTTGTGCCCGATCAGCACGCCAACGTCGCCGAACTCACGCTCCAGCCGGTTGAGTTGCTGCTTCCACTTCGGGCTGTTGAAGTATTTCTCCAAGGCGTCGCTCTTGCCGACGCCGGTGTTCATGGCATTGGCGACCTTGCGACCGCTGACCTTCTTGAACTCGTTCTCGAACCCTTTCGCGTACGCCTCGGAGTCGCGCCGACCCGACGACTCCATGATCGGCTCGGTCTTCTCCATCTCGTCCCGGATGGACTGCGGCAGACCGGAGCCGTCCGCCAGGATCTTGACGTAGGCGCGGCCGATCGTCTCACCCCGGAGAGCCACCGGAGATCCCCTGCCTCGCCCCGACCTGCGCCATCAGACCCAGGAACGCCCGGCCCTCGTCCTCGTCGGCCACCTCGCTGCGCCGTGTCTCCCGACCGGGGAGCGGGGCCGTCAGCATCGCGTCCCACTCCTCTCTCTTGTCGGGCTCGATCCGGGCCACGCACCAGGCGTAGACCAGATTCAGGAAACGGTGCTCGGGCTGTCGGACGAGGTCGACTTGCGCGTACGCGCCGTCGATCTCGGCCCACCGCTCCTCTGCGATCGTGCAGAGACGGAGGGCGACTGGGTAGGGCGGCCGACCCACTCCTCGATCAGCGCCTCCATGATCTCCTCGACGGTCCGCACCCCGAACGGGTCGTCGCGGTCCATCAGGCGACCGACCAGGTGCTCCCGGGAACGCTCGTCGAACAACTCCATGAAGAAGTTGATGATCGCCGCGACCCGGTCGTCGCGGGAGGCGTGCCGCCCGGTCTGCGCCATGTAGAGCAGCACCTGGCCTTCGACCGGCTTGTAGTAGCGCAGCACCTCGCCGTCGAGTTTCAGGGTTCGGCCTTCGTCGACCTCGTCCTCGTCGTGGGCATCTTGGACTGCGGTGATGAACTCCCTGATGGGGACCACTCCCTCTCTCCCTCAGCAGAGTAGGGAGATCGCTGGCACCGGCCCACTCCCCCGCCGAGGGGAGGGTCACGGGTTGCGGATGAACGACGGCGCGCGACCCCGGATGGCGCGGTGGTTGCGCGCGGTCTGCCGCCACGCCCGCTCCAGGAAGTTGTTGGCCTCCTGGCCCCTCACCTGGAGGGCGAAGTGCTGGTCGAACTCCGGGCCGGATCGGACCCGCAGCCAGAAGCCCTTGTTGCGGACCGTGATCTGCTTGCGCTCCGCACCCTTGATGTGCCGCCGGGTGAACTTGCCGGTCTTCGGGTTGATGGAGCCCCACAGTTTGGAGTACGCGCCCTCCGGGTTGGCCCACCGCCGGTTCGACATGATCGGGCCGGTGGTGCCGCGCAGCACGTACAGGGTGTGCGGTGCGGACGAGGAGATGGTGCCCTCCACCTGCCGGTCCCCGACCTGGTTGGTATCGCCGCTGATCCCGGCCTTCAACTCCCCGCTGCGCACCGGGGCGTCGGCGATGGCGTGCCCGACGAAGTGGGTGGTGACCAGCGTCATCCAGCGGTGCACCATGTGGCCCGGCTTGTAGAGGTCCCGGTCGAAGACGACGACCGTGGTGAGGACACCGACGGCCATCAGGACACCTGGAGGGCCACGGTCCAGGCCCCGCCGACCATGCCCCCGGCCGGGCCGTACGGGGCGTACGGGCCGAGCAGGAAGTCCTTCGAGTTGTGGCAGCAGAGCAGCGCCTTGCGCATGGCGAGCGCGTCGGCGACCTGGAGTTCGGTGTCGGCCAGCAACTGCCCGGCGGTGGGCGGGGTGCCCGCCTCGTCCATCCCGGAGGCGCAGCGCACCATGCCGATCTCGATGTCCAGGCCCAGCATCAGCGAGCAGTTGCCGGGCTGCTCGCTGGGCTGCCCGATGCTGGTCGACGGGTACAGCGCGACGAGCCGGACCCAGGCCATCCCGCAGGCATCCGCGCAGTCACCCTGGTAGTCCAGGGCGATCTCCAGGCCGGGCACCACGCCGCAGAAGCACACGGCGGGCAGGCCGTCCGCCTCGACCTGGGCGCACAGGCAGGAGGCCAGTTCCTCCAGCGTCTCCTGGACGTGGCTGGGCCACTGCATCTAGCGCACCACTCGCGGACTGTGGATGTCCGGCGACCACACCTTCGCGGCCTGCCGGATCGGGGTCGGGTTCCACAGCGCCAGGTAGGCGTCAACCTCCCGGATACCGGTCATGCCGCCGGGGAACGCGCCGGAGGTGATCTCGAACGAGACGCCCTGCCGGGACACCTGGGTCACCCCGGACGGCAGACGGCAGCCCTTGGTGCCGGTGCACGCCTTGGCGTACTCCATCGTCATGATCCCGGCGGCGTACGCGCCGAGCGCGTCGACCGGGTAGGAGTTCAGGTAGGTGACCGCGAACGTGTCGTCCGCGCCGACCGGTGCGGCCAGGTCCTGGCAGACCGGCCACGGGCAGTCGCCAGCCCCGACCCAGACCAGCGCGCTGCCGTCGACCCGGTAGTCGGTGGCGGGCACCGTGGCGGTGCCGACCTGCACGGTGTCGACCCGGCCGACCGGGGCCGGGAGGGTGATCTCGCACAGCGCGCTGCACGAGCAGTCGGTGGTGCAGCCGCAGGAGTTGACCCACACGCCGCCGTCGATGTGCGGCCAGAAGCCGCCGGTGTGACCGTAGATGCCCTGCATGTCCCAGTAGGCGGGGCGCTGCGCGGCACCAGCGCAGCCCTGCTTGCAGGGCCGGACGGTGACCGGGCAGCCGCCGACCCGGTAGCCGGTCAGCCGGGACAGGGTGGCCGAGGCCAGCGCGACCGCGCGGTCCTTCACGTCGTCGTCGAGGGCGTCCCAGTCGTCGACCAGGCAGGCCGGGTCGACGGGCCAGGCACAGCCACCCCACGCGCCGGGCACCGGCACCGGAACCGGGACCGGGTCGGGCGGGGCAGCGGCCGGGTCGAAGGCGGTGGAGAAGGCCGGGCTGAACTCGTCGGCGGTCATGCCGTGCTCACGAAGACCGACAGGTTCATCACCGTGTTGGCTCCCGGCTGGGTGCCGACCACCTCGGTGACCGTCACCGCGAAGGTGCGGTAGGAGCCCTGGTCGGTGGAGTTGCCGGTGATGGTGCCCCGGACCATCGCGGACCGGTCACCGTTGGCGAGGACGAAGGTGTTCTGGTCGGTGCCGTCGATCACCGCGACCGGCAGCGCCCCACCGTCGGAGGTCTGCTCGGAGACGGCCAGGGTGGTGGCCGAGGTGGTCCAGGCGATGTTCACCTTGCCCAGCGCCGGTGCCGTGGAGGTGACGTACTCGTAAACGAGCACCAGCGCCTGACTGTTCGCCACATTCCACAGTTCAGTGACAATCGCCCGCAGGTCGGCAGCGTCGATCTCCCCGGTGCTGTTGTCCGGCAGCAGGGCCAGCAGGTCGTCCAGTGTCACAACGGCTC